GCTTTACCTAAAAAGATTTGGTCTAATGCTGAAATCAGTAAAATGAGTGTTCGTGAGTATGAGAAATACGAAGAAGAAATCGATAAAGCTATAAGAGAAGGTAGAATCCAACCTTAACAAATAACTATATAATCGGAGGCAAACACATATGGCTACTATGTCAAACGCTGCAGGTTACAACAACTTACCTTCGGGTAACTGGGTACCAGCGGTATATAGTCAAAAGGTTCAAAAGTTTTTCAGACGTGCATCAGTTGTTGAAGATATTACTAACACTGATTACGCTGGAGAAATTGAAAATTTTGGCGACACGGTAAATATCGTGAAAGAGCCTACAATTACTGTGAGCGACT